CAATATATTGATTCTGGAACTGTAAGTATGAGATTCTAAATCTTTAATACACCTATATTTATATCCAAATAAACACTATGGACTTTTCTCAAGTAAATTTATTTGGAAAAAAATCATTTTCTGATCTCCTTAAAGAGATACATTCAAATCAAAAAGACAAAGAAGTTCAACTGCGTTCATTAATTGAAGGTTTAAAACCATTAATTACAGACCCAGGTGAAGCAACAATGATTGTTCCTTTAATCAAGGAATATATGGAACTAGCTATTAAAAACGATGACGCTTTAATTAAAATGGCAGGTATCGTTCAACGTGCTATGAATAGTAAAATGGCAGATACAGATGAGATACTTTCAGATGAAGATAAAGAGATGTTATTTAGTTCACTTCAAGAACTAGATCAAAAAGTAGATGAAGTAAAAGTAAAAGAAAATAATCTTACAAACTAGATGTCTTTAGAATTTGGTAAAGTTTTTGGCTCTAGTACATCAGCTACTGGACTTCCTAACCTAACGGGGTTTATACCTGTTAGAGTTACCGAAGTTAATATTACACCAAACAAAGAAGATTCTTCTCTTTTTAAAGTTCAAAGTGAATATTGGGGTGTAGGAAGTATAAGGTTTGAATCTTTAAACGAAGCTCAAAATTTAAGAGGTAATGTTAGGAACAATATTGCTTTACCTTTAAATATTAATGTAAGGACTTTACCTATAGTTAACGAAATTGTTTTTGTTATTTTAGGTCCCTCTAAAGAAAGTATGCAGTCTGGAGATCCTACTGCTCAAACTTATTATTATACTAATTCTTTACCTACTTGGAATAATACTAATGCTAATATTTTTCCTTCTCAATTAGGTGAAGGTACTACCTCAACTGATACTAACGATACTTCAACTATAGAAGACGGAATACCTAATAATCCTGATAACGAAAAAACAGGGCCTAAAACAGGGGTTGTTTATGAAGAAGAAGGAGAAATTAAAAATTTATATCCCCAAGAAGGAGATATTATTTTTGAAGGAAGGTTTGGTAATTCCTTAAGATTCTCTTCAACAGGTAAATATGAAGAAAATTTTGATGAATTTAATGTTTCACCACAAAATCCATGGAGTAGAGATGGTAAAAAGGGTAGTCCTATTACTATATTAAGAAATGGTCAAGAAAAAGGAGTTGCATTTGATGCTTGGGAACCTATATTTGAAGATATTAATAACGATGGATCTTCTGTATACTTAACTTCTAACCAAAATATCCCCATAGAATTAGCATATCCTTTTTTAGCATCTTATGGTGTTGATATTACTTTACCAGAAGATACTACTACTGAATTTGAAAAAATATCAGAACCAGAAGGAAATGAGTTTATATCCAATTCAGAAGCAGATTCACTTGATAAAGCTCAAGATTCTATTAATGTAGAACCTCTTTTTGATACAGATTCACTTATTATAGATGGTCAACTTCCAGATATACCTGATGTGGGTGTTGGGAATTTAAATGAACAACCCCAAGATACTACTTTAGGAGGTTCTAATATAAATGATGATGGTAGACCTTTAAGTGCTGCTCAAAGAAAAAGAAATAGACAACAAAATAGATCTGAAGGAAATAATCTTCCACAAACTGCTGCTCAAAGAAAAAGAAAATTAAGAGGACAAGATAATAATAGTAATAATGGTAGAGAAAGTGCTGCTCAAAGAAAAAGGAATAGACAACTTGGAGGATGATAGAATTTATAATTGACATATATAATCTTTTAGTTGAATTATATCAACATATTCCTGGTATTCCTGAAGGAATTACTTACGCTATTTTTGGAATAAAAAAGAAAAAGAAAAAAGCAAAAAAAGCCCTAGCTGCCGCAAATCAACAGATTGAAGCATCTTTAGCCCAAGCTAATATAGATGATATAGGTGGTCCAAATGCTGAAACTGAAGGACTTGAACTTGTTACTGATGAAAATGCTATACCCGGTACTGATACACCTGAAGTTCCCTATCTCCCTCAATTCCCTTATACAGGAAATCAAATAATATTAAATTCAGATAGACTACATTTAAATGCTAAAAACGATTTTATTTTATTAAATTCTAAAAAATCAATTTCTTTAGCTGCACCTGGAAGTATAAACATTGATAGTGAAGGTAGTTTTGTAGTAAATGCTAATAAAATTAAATTAGGGATTGGAGAACAATCAAATTCTCCATTAGTTAAAGGTGATAAACTCCAAGAGTTACTTGTTAGTTGTGCTCAATTTTTCCAACTTATATCTGAAGCTATTGAAGATGCAGAAGATTCTATAGGCGGAAAACAAGCTGATCAAAAAATAGCATCTAAAAATTTATCTCAATTATCAAAAACTATTATTACGGCTTTACCTAACATTATTTCAACTCAAAATTTTACCAAATAATGTCTACAAAAGGAATACCAAAAACTATAGTTAAAGCAGGAAATAGTGCTAAAAAATTCCTTGAAAAGCTTGAAGAAATATCTCTTGAAGTTAATTATGGTAAAAAAACCTTTACCTCTGAAAAACTTGCTGAATATAGAAACCCAGAAAATCCTGGTACCCGTAAAGAAATCTTAAAAGAAGCTTCTTTTTTTAAAGACCCAAGTGTTACCTCATTAACTACTTTAATAAAAACTTTAAATGGTTATGAGCTTTGTAACCCTGCTTCATTTGCTATAAACCAGGCATTCCCTCCAGGTAGCCCGGTTTCAGACAAATTTTTAAGTTTTCAAGGAAAAATAAGAGATTTTTTTGAAAAAGCAAGAAATTTTTCACTAGTTCCTGGTCCAGGTGAGGTAACTGCAGCTACTATTGTTGGAAATCCAATTGAGTTAATAAGAGAACAAAAAATCACAATATCTTTACCTCCTCAAAATACTCCTTATTCTATATATCAAGATAGTACTATTATTTTCAAAACCCAAGATCCTAAAATTGCTACAACTATGAGAGGAAGGGTGATTGGTATTGATGGTAATAATTTTACAGTTGGTATTGAATTTGTTTCTTCTATAGACCCACCAATTGATCCTAAAACAAAAGAACCTGCCTTATTTAGCGTTTTTGATATAGAATATGATAAAACCATATCAAATAATGTAGCTGAAATATCCCAAGAACTAGCTTCCGTAGCTGAACTATTAAGAGAGATAGGTTATCAAGACATTTTAAACGATTTAAATGGAATACCATCTAGCTTTCCAGGAGTAGGTAAAATAAAATCTACATTTACAAAAGTAGGGGCTTTTATAGATAAAATAGGAACTGGTGCTGCCCAAATAGGAGATGAAGCAGATGATGCAAGTCAATTTTTAGCAGGGGGTCTTACTTCAAGAGATATTTTAGAAGGATCAAGATTGTTTCAAGATTTTTTTAGAAAAATAGAACCTATACTTAATTTTCAAAGTACATTAACTACTGGTTATAAAAATGTAATCGAAGATTTAAATAATATTCTTAGAAATGCTATACCTTTTGGTGAATTATCTAAATTTGTTAAATTTGTTGTTGATTTTGCAAAAATAATACAAGGTATTGTGAGTATGTTAATAGTATTATTAAAAACTCTTAATACCATAGTTAAAACTATTACTACTATTTTAAAAGTATTTAGAGTTATAATTAAAGTAGTAAAAGCTGTTGCTATGGCTTTACCAACTATGTTCCTTACTGCTGGGATAGTACAACAACTTACAGATAAAATTGACCAAGCTGAAGAAGCATTAGGACTTGCTATTAATTTTTTAGAAGGTATAAGTAGATTTTTAGAAAGAATTACAAGAAGTTTAGGAATTCTTAAAAATGGGTTACAAGTATTAATTGTAGAAGGATCTGCTTTAGCAGCTAAATTAGGTAGTTGTGCTGCTTTAAGTGGAAATGGTATGGGTGCAGGAATGGAAGCCATGGTTAATAATTTAAGAGCAAGTCTTAGAGATTTAACTGGAGCCCTACCCGGTGAAGATTACTATGATGATCCTAATTCCCCAGGAAGAGGATTATCTGCAGACCAACTTCCTGATGGTGTAAATTCATTTGTTAGATTGCCTAATGGTGAGATAATGTTTTTAAATGATTCTATTATAGGGTTTGATGAAAATGGAAATTTAATTTTCTTTGGAGATTTAACTTCATTATCAACAGGAGTTAATTTTAATGATACTTTAGGTCAAAGTTTTAGAAATAGAAATTTATCATTTTATACATTTGATAAATTTAGAAATTCTCAAGCAAGTATGTTAGATGAAGCTGATAGACTTGCTGCTGAAAGAAATACTATAATACAAGAGGTAGATCCTAGTGATAGGTTTGGTAATTTTGCAGAAAAGTATTTAGGATATACTATTAAAATTCAAGAAGAAAGAGAACAAAATCCAAATGCACAAAAAGCATCTCGAAGAAGAGGAATTGCTTTAGATAGTTTAGAAAAAATAGCTGTTTCTACAGAACTAACATTCTCAGACAATTTATCTGGTATAGTTAATGAAGTTAAATTTTTATTAAGAAGAGATATTGATGCTGGAATTTTAGGAGTTAATACATCTGATACACAACCAAATGAAATTACTGATTCTGACGCTATTAATTTAGCTAAAACTACTGGAGCTAATCCAATTGCAGTAAGTAATATTGAAGCTGAAAATAATAATAGAGCTGCAACCGAAGTTCCAACTAAACCTGAAACTACCCCTCCATTAGAAACTAGAGTTGGTAACAGACCATTTATCCCAGAAGAAACAGAAGGTTTCCCTGCAAAATCTCTTCCAGATAAAAATTCACCTCGTAAACCTTTAAATGTACAAAATATAGCCCAAGAAGGTATTCAAGATTTTATAAAAGAATCTCCATCACTAAGTAGTTTATCTGCTAATTTAGGTACAATTAATAAGGCAACTCCATCTCAACTTTCAAATATTTTAAAAGAACCAGGAATAGAAAATCTAAGTGAAGAAGAACTTCTTCAAAAATTAAAAGGTGAAATTTTAAGTAGTGTAGATCCTAATCCTGAAAAAGTAGATGAAGTAAAAGAAAAAACCAAACAATGGTATGAAGGTCTTAGAAGTAAAGCAAGAGCTGATTTTGATAGAAAAAAACTATCAGCCCGTATCCCTCCAATAGTAGGAGGCCCTATATTCAAATCAGCAGAATCTTACGAATTTGAACCTTATATTTCTAAAATAGAATTACAAGAAATTCCAAAATGGGTTAAACTTTTATTAAGAAGTGGGTATACACAACTTGAAGTGGATGCTGGGTTAAGTGGAGAAGGAATTAAAGATAAATACGAAATTAAAACATTACCAAGTGGTAAGATTGAAATTCAAAAGAAACTCGCATTCAAGGAGGGTAACTTTTAAAAAATATGTTAAATAAATATTTATAATCATGAAAATAGAAGCTTTTAGAAAAATTATTCGAGAAGAGGTAAGAGACGTAATTAAGGAAGAACTTTCTTTAATTATGAGTACTCCTATTACTGAAACTAAAGTAGTTCAGAAGCCGGTTGTAGAACAAAAAACAAAAAAACCATCATTATCTGAATTAACAGAGACAGTACAACAGACTACTCCACAACAACCTCAACAACCCACTCAACCTTTATTTGAAGGAGCAGGGGCTATATCTGATATCCTAAATCAAACACATATTGAAGGTGGATGGAGAGATATGAATGGAGGAACTATGACAGCTCAAAATGCTGTTGGTTTCCAAGGTGGAATGCCTGGAGCCGAAACTAAAGTAGTTAATTCTGTAGATGAAATGATGGCATCCCAACCTAAAACATCAGATATAAATCAAGTATCAATTGATGCTGTACCAGATTTTTCAGGTTTAATGGGTAAAATGAAAGAATCAGGTAAAATATAATGGCATATATAAGACGTAATGTTGATATTTTAGACTTACAACCTAGTATAGGAGTAGGCATTAAGATCCCTTTTGATGGTCAAACAGGGATTAATACTACTTATACTACTCAAGATGCTATTAAATCTAATTTACTAAATTTTCTTTTAACAGGAAAAAGAGAAAGGGTAATGAACCCTGGATTCGGTTCAGGTTTAAGGGAGGCTATGTTTCAACCCTTAACTGAAGATCTAGTAGAACAAATTGAAAATTTAATTATAAATGGGATAGATACATTTTTCCCTACAGTAAGCATAAATAATTTAGATGTACAATTAGATCAAAATTCATCTACTGCAACTATAACATTAAATTATTCAATAACTAATACTAATATTGAAGATGAACTTCAAATAAATGTAAATAATGGCGGAGTCTAAAAAAATACAATATTTAAATAAAGATTTTGACGGGTTTAAACAGAAACTTTTAGAGTTTGCTGAAATTTATTACCCTAATACCTACAATGACTTCTCAGAAAATTCAGCTGGATTAATGTTAGTTGAAATGGCATCCTATGTAGGTGATGTTTTATCTTTTTATGCTGACAATCAAGTACAAGAAAATTTTATAGAATATTCTAAACAAAGAAATAATTTATTATCTTTAGCTTATAATCATGGTTATTTTCCCCAAGTTACTAATGCCTCAACTTGTGATGTAGAAATATTTCAACTACTACCTGCTACTATAACTGGTGGTTCTATTGAACCTGATTTTAATTATTCAATGATTTTAGATGAAGGAACCCAACTCCAATCAGGTAATAGTGGGTTTTTCTATATTGATGATAAAATTGATTTTTCTGTTTCAAGCAGTGCAGATCCAACTGATATTTCTGTTTACTCAATAGGGTCAGATAATAACCCTAATTTTTATTTATTAAAGAAAACAAGAAGAGTAGCATCTGGAGAAATTAAAACAACTACTTTTGATTTTAATGCCCCCGAAAAATTCCCAACAGTAGAAATTGCAGATACTAATATTATAAAAATTATTAGTGTAGTAGATAGTGATGGTACATCCTATACAGAAGTACCTTATTTGGCTCAAGAAACTGTATTTGATCCTCAAGCTAATATAGCCGCTAATGATCCTAATTTTGTTCAATATAATGATACTACACCCTATTTATTAAAAATAAAAAAAGTTCCTTATAGATTTATATCAAGATTTAAATCAAATAATACTTTACAATTACAATTTGGATCTGGAATCTCATCAGGCCCTGATGAAGAAATCTTACCAAATCCTGATAATGTAGGTTTAGGTTTACCATATGGTGTAGATAAGTTAACTACAGCTTTTGATCCCTCTAATTTTTTATATTCTAAAACTTATGGGGTTGCTCCTTCTAATACTACTTTAACTATTAATTATTTAGTAGGTGGGGGTGCTGTTTCTAATGCACCCGCAAATAGTATTACTAGTTTACAAACTGCTAATATTACATTTTTTGGAGCTTCTTTAGATAATACTTTAGAATCTACAGTTAGAGATTCTTTAGCGTTTAATAATCCTTCTCCTGCTATAGGAGGTGGAGATGGGGATACTAATGAAGATATAAGACAAAATTCAATATCACAATATCCTTCCCAATTAAGAACAGTTACTAAAGAGGATTACATAATTCGTTCTCTATCACTCCCTCCAGAATATGGAGTAATATATAAAGCATATGTAACTCAAGAAAATTTATCTGTAGGAATTAAACTTCCTGTATATGATGATCAAAATGATAATGCCTTATGTTTACATATT